GTTGGCGTTCATAACATGTATGTTTGGGAAACGGAGCACGAGGATTTTTTTCGAGCCTTGGAAGAATCGCGCAACAACGCGCTCAATTACTGGGAGAATTTGGCGCTTAATCACATCGTTGAGAACCCTGGCGGTCCAAGGCTAAACACCGGGTTATGGTCTCGGTCGATGGCTGCAAGATTCCCCCGTGAGTATCGTGAAAACTCCAAAGTTGAGGTATCCGGAAAAGACGGCGGCGCGATTGAGGTGGATGTCATACATGACTTTGCCAAAGATCTGATGCAAGATCTGTTAAGCGCAAGGCAAGCCGATGCTGAGTCCGCAGACGAGTGAGCGATTAGCCCAACGCATTAAGTCTGGGCCAGACCTTAACAGAGCCTCACCAGAATGGCGCAGCGCCCTTAAAGCTCGCACCAAATGGTTAACCATAGCAAATCATCATCAAATCCCTCCAGGGGGCGACTGGTGGGACATATGGNTACTTTTAGCAGGTCGTGGGGCGGGCAAGACTCGAACCGCAGCGGAGGACACCTGGTGGTACGCTTGGACGAATCCTGGAACTAGAACTTTGGTATCTGCGCCTACGTCAGGGGACGTGCGCGATGTTTGCTTTGAGGGAGACTCGGGACTTTTAAGCGTTATGCCTAGCAACTTGGTTGAGACGTACATTAAGTCACTGCACGAGCTCACACTTAAGAATGGGTCCATCATTAAAGGAATCCCCGCCTCGGAGCCTGAGCGATTTAGGGGCCCACAGTTTCATCGTGGTTGGTTGGATGAGTTGGCGGCTTGGCAATATCTTGACGCCGCTTGGGACATGATTGCGTTCGGCATGCGTTTAGGCAAGCACCCACAAATCTTATGCACGACCACGCCAAAGCCCAAGCCTAAGATCATAGAGCTTGTACAGCGTGATGGGGACGACGTAGCTTACACAATGGCCTCAACGTATGATAACATTGACAATCTTGCGCCTTCATTCAAGAAGCAGATCTTGCAGTATGAGGGGACCAACATTGGAAGGCAAGAGATTTACGCCGAGCTTATTGATCCTGAGGAAGCCGGCGTTGTCAAGCGTAAGTGGTTCAAGCTTTGGCCTGCGTATAAAGAAAATGGAGATGAGAANCCGCTTCCTAAGTTTGAGTATGTGATTCAAAGCTATGATTGCGCCACCTCGGAGAAGACCAGCAACGACCCAACCGCGCAGGTAGCGCTTGGCATCTTCCGGCCCGGCCCTGATAAGCCTATGTCAGTTATGCTTATTGATTGCTGGGAGGAGCGCATGCAGTACCCAGATTTAAGACCTAAAGTCATCGAAGAAGCCGAGACCATATATGGCAACCCCAACGAGTTTGGGTCAGGCAAAAAAGTGGATATGATTGTAATAGAAGACAAGTCCGCGGGTATCTCTTTGATCCAAGACTTGAGACGCGCAGGGTTGGACATTCGGTCCTACAATCCGGGCAATGCCGATAAGATGATGAGACTTAACATTGTAGCCCCTATTATTCAGCGGGGCTTGTTTTACGTACCTGAGTCATCCAACGCTGCAGGNATGCCAAGATCTTGGGCCGAGCCTTTAATCAGCCAGCTATGCGCGTTCCCCGAAGTTAGACATGATGATTTGTTGGACGCCACGACGCAAGCGCTCAGACTTCTTCGCGATATGGGTTTCCTTGTCTTGGATTATATGTATAATGCAGATGAAGATTACGCAGACGACACCAAATTAAGAAGGGTCAACCCATATGCCGTTTGACAACGCTGATATAGCTCAAACGCGAGCTTACTTGCTTATCATGGCCCAAAGGAGGGTAAATGATTACATATGATGAAGTAAATAATGTAACAGGCGACACAAGTCAGCCTGACCAAACGCCTAAGGGTGGGTTAGTCGGTACGCCGTCTTTAGATGAAATGAAGCATGCACTTAGCATGTTTGGGAGTAAGACTGCTGACATGGCAAAGCAAATGCTTCAGACTCCAGAAGCTGCTAGAAAAGTCATAGGCAATATGGCAATTGGGCTTGGGTCTGCGGGGCAAGCAGTTGGTGAAGGGCTATTTTCACCCGCATATGGGACACCGCAAATCGGCCCCCAAATAGAAAGCAGAACTAAAGCGCTCATGAAGCAAAGAGCATTGCAACCCAGCAATCAGACTGAAGCAAACATTAATGAGGCCGTAGGAAAAGTGGCTGAAAACTTGCCGATTATGCCAGGTGAGATGGGTGTTATGGGTCGAGGATTTACGCCGAATGATCTTAGAGTTGTGGGCGCAAAGGCTGCGCAAACAGGGCGTGAAATTAAGAGCATACCTACCGATTTTGCAAATGCGCAGTCAGGCGTAAAGACGCTTAACGTGCTTGGTGATGAGACAATAGGTACCAAGCTTCAAGGTGTTACAGAACCTGCTGTTAATGCGGGTAAAGCTATTGAGAATGCAACAATCGGGGAAATGCAAAGAGCTAAGCTTCGTCGTATAGCAAAAAATATTGGTGACATTCCTGATACTGAGTACGACCCATTACGTCAGCGCATGGAAGAAAGTGGCAATTTAATGTACGCCGTTAGACCAAAAGGGTCTCGTATTCAAAGGCCTGATGCTCTTGAAACAAGCAGTGAAGTTGAGCGGTTTGATCGGTTATATAAGACACTTTCTGGTTCAGTGCCAGATCCTGCGTTTTTAAAGCCGGACACTATTTCAGCCGACAGAATATTACATGATTATGGGCATAGATTTCTTGCTGATTTGCCAGTATCAGTTAAAAATCTGATTAAGTCGCACAGTGATGTAAAAAATAATGAAGAGTTCCCTGGTGCGCCAAGTGACCGAGATCTTCATGCTGCAATTGAACTTAAGTATGGGTTGCCTAATGCAAAAGAAGTGCGAAAACTAAAGCACATTGATGATTTCTTTAAAAATACGCCTGAAGGACAACAAGCAGCCAGTGAGCATGGCATACCTACTGTTGGCGAATATAAAAGTCGTCTTCCAGCTGCCGCAGCTGCGCTTAATACTAATTTTGCAAACTTTATTACTAAAAACATAGGCGCATTTGGTAGCAAGTCGGTTGAGTTAGCTTCAAAGGGTATTACATATAGAGAGCCCGATGAAGTTATAAATCAAGCTGGGCAGTTGACAAATTCAACTCTTAGAAGAATTGGAGAGTTTCGTCATAAAGCAGGGTTTCCAATAGAAGGCACTTTTGCACCGCATCTTGTAAATAAAGAAGCTGAATTTAAAGCGCACAATGATAATACTTTAGCTGCTCAATCGGCTAAAGCTGCATTTATAAGCGAAATGGCACAGCAAGGTGTCCCTGTTGGCGAATATGTGAGAACGCCTGAATATGCAAGACTTAGATCATTAGAGCAAGATGCAACAAACAAGAGAGATAAAACACAAACCGAGCTAAAGAACTTGATGCTAGCTCATGCACAAGAGTTGCTCGAAGATTCAGCTATTGTGCCTTCATCTAAACAAGAACAAATAAATCGTAAAGGCTATGCTGCTTCGCAGTTATATCCTGATCTTAGAAACCCTAATGTCCCATTAGATCAAACGCTTTATGAGACAGATGATCTTAATGACATAACTAACTTGTCAAAGATTGGTGAAAAGCTTTGGGGCGATATTGTTGAAGGTAGAATGACTGCCAACCAGGCTAATGCAACTAGTATTGATAACTATATTGAGAAGATGCATAAGCAAAGAGCCGCTGATAAAGTTGCGTTACAAGTAAGGCGTCAAAAAGAACTTGACGCCCTTACTGCAAAACTTAAGCCTTTGCTTAATGAGGTGCCACCGCATTTAAAGTTTGATAAGTCTTCAGCTTTAGAGATTAATCAGTTTATGCCAAAAGACGAAATCATCAAACGTATGTCGGAAGACACTGACATTCTTGAGCATTGTATGGGTGAAGCAGGTTCAGGTAGTAAAACAAATATTAACCCTCTTACAGGCGAAAAACGAATGTATGAGCCCACATATGATACGCTTACAGGAGAAATAAACCCTAGAGGTCATGGAAAGCCTTCAAGAGGTTACGCTTCAGAAACTGCAAAAGGCAATCAGTTTCAAACGTCATTTAGAGATAATGAGACAGGTTATCCGGTGGCTTCTTTACAATTTGGAAAACAATCAGACGGTAAGTACTCAATAGGGTTTGTGTCTGGATATAGGAATGAGGCGCCTAATGCTAAGTATGCTAATGACGTTAAAGACTATTTAAATAGTAAATCTGATATTCTTTCTCAAGATTTAGACGATAGGATTCAAACTAATCTTGGCATTTATGACACGTTTAATAAAAGAAAAAGGGAAGCACTTCGTAGAGACTTAGGGCTTACGCATGAAGAGATGCTTGCTCATGATTTAAGTGCATTGCCTAGATTTGTTACTAAAGCTGACGCACAGAGCCACATAGGGCAGTCTGCAAGTCACCCTGCACGTGAAGTTGATGATCTTGCTGCAGAAAAAGCAAGACTTCAAGATGAGCTTGACCAGCATTGGGAAAATAGAAGAAATTGGGATGAAGGTGATGAGACGCACCATGATAATCTTGTTGATTCCATTAGGGATCTCGAACAAAGAATAGAGAGACAGTCTAATCAACCTGTAACTGCTCATATGGCTGGAATGACTCCGAGCATGCGAGAGCTAGATAGTAATGGGCTAAATTTTCCTATTTCTGCGTTAGCCAATGACAACATGGTTGATCAAAGTGTAAGGCGTGCGTATGAAGATATACTTAATGATATGCACCCTGGGGTTTCTGCTGATGATATGATTCATCATTTGTCAATAATGCATTCTATACTGCAAGATCCTGATAGTGGGATTGCTGAAAGATTAGGTCTTACTAATGATCAAGTATCAACTTTAGTAGGGATGATTGATTCGCATGCATCAACAATACGACAGCTTGAACAACATCTCGCGCAGCAACGAAACCATCCACCTGCAACTGCTGACACATCGCATACAAATAATATTTCTCAAACTATTGATGAAGCCTCTAGTAACTTTAGAAATGCTAACCCTCGGTATGCGGATACCGCAACGTTTAATGCTGCATTGCAACGAGCTTTTGAATCAGCAAACCCTGTTACATCGCCTGAAGATTATATAGTTGCTCTTCTTAATGAGAGTCGAAATTTAGATGCGCATCCAGCTGGAAATGCGCTTCAAAATCTTGCCATACAAATATCTAATTACCACAATACGTTTCCTAATGCTAGGAATGAAAGAAGTCCTGCATATGATGCTAATAGAATATTAGGCAGGCAGCAGCAACCTCAGCAGCAGCAACCTCAGCAGCATAATGTGAATGCTTTAGCAGAAGATTTGCTTAATCTTGATAGGTTGCACACAGGTGAAATAAATGAAACAAGTGCAAACTCAACTCTTTTGGCTTTAGACAATGGCCAAATGGATTTGCCTGAGTATAGCCATATCCCACCAGGGCCTGAGCGAGCCAGGGCTATGGCGCCTCTTAGAAACGCATATCAAGCAGCATTAAATCAAGCTTTAGAAGAGTTTAATCTTGAAGTAGACGAACTTGAGAGACAAAACAATAATCCCCCACCAAGACCTATTCATGAACTGTACGCTGATTTAGTAGGCGCAATAGAAGATGCAATACAAGAAGGCTCTTTTGACACTGACGCTATAGATACTCATGAACTTGCAGAAGCTATTCGCAATGGCGAGTTTGGTGGTGCGCTTAGTGAAGCCACCCCTAGAGAATTGCGCCTTTTAGCTGATTACGTTGAGCGTAATGGGTTTGACCCATATCATGAACCTGAGGAACAACAAGTTGCAAATGCAGACCCCATAGCTCGTCGTATTCAAACTGCATCTTTAACCCAATTACAAGCCTCATTGGGTACATATGAGCTTAATGAAGTAAGAGACTTAGCTGATGAAGTTGCGCACCCTAACAATGCCAATACCCCTAGGGATTTAAGACAAATTGCGCAAATGGTGCGGCATTACAGCGAGGGTCAACCTTGGGAAGACTTTGGGCATACACAACGTGAGCTACTTGCTCGTCAACTTGAGGAACACGCAACAGATATTGAGATACAGCAACGCCCTCCCGGACACAAAAAAGGTGGTTACATTACTCGTAAGCCATCCATTGAACAAATGCGCTTTGCGCTAATGAAAGGTAAATAATGGCTACAGAGATGCCGATTCCGCAAGACTATAATCGACATATCGATCCAATAGTGAACGACGAGGTCGATGAAGACGAGTCTATTGTTGAGCTTTTAAGCGAAGACAATGATGTTGAAGAGCTTGAAGATGGCTCAGCAATTGTTAAACTTCATGATGATAATCTTAAAGGGCCAGATGAGTCGCCTGATTTTTACGAAAACTTGGCAGACTCACTTGACTCATGGGAGCTTGACAAATTAGCTACTAAATACTTAGAGCTAATTGAGAAAGATAAAGACGCTCGTGAAGATCGTGATAAGCAATATGAAGATGGTATTCGTCGTACGGGCTTAGGGCATGACGCCCCAGGTGGCGCGCAGTTTATGGGCGCATCTAAAGTTGTGCACCCCGTCATGGCAGAGGCTTGTGTAGATTTCGCGGCTCGTGCAATTAAAGAGTTATTCCCCCCGGACGGGCCAGTTAGAACCAAGATCATTGGAGAAACAACTGAGGAAAAAACGCAGAGAGCCGATCGCAAACGCGACTATATGAATTGGCAGTTGACGGAGCAGATTGAAGAGTATCGTGATGAGCAGGAGCAAATGTTCACGCAACTTCCCTTAGGAGGTTCACAATACTTAAAGATGTGGTATGACGATGGTAAGAAACGCCCTTGCGCGGAGTTTGTGCCTATTGATAATATTTATTTACCGTTTGCTGCAGGTAATTTTTATACTGCATCCCGAGTTACCGAAGTACAAGACATTACGCAAGAAGAGTATGAGCTAAGAGTTCAACAAAAGCTATACATTGACCTTGATGTGTATAGAGCGCCAATGGAGCCTGATCAGTCTAAGTCAGAGAAAGCTAATGCAAAGATTGAAGGTAAAAAAGACACAGGTGAGAACATTGATGGTGTAAGACGAGTTTATCACGTACAAACTTGGTTAAATGAAGATGAGGATAAGTTTTCCAAGGGCGAGCGTGCGCCTTACGTTTTAATGATTGACGAGAATGAGAGAGCAGTTGTTGGGTTGTATCGCAACTGGGAAAATGGGGATGACACACTAACTAAGCTTGACTGGATTATTGAGTGGAAGTTTATACCTTGGCGAGGTGCGTATGCAATCGGGTTTCCACACCTTATTGGTGGTCTTAGTGCCGCTCTTACTGGTGCTCTCAGGGCTTTGCTTGATAGTGCTCATATTAATACTGCACCAACAATGCTTAAGCTTAAAGGGGCTAAAATTTCGGGGCAATCAACGGTTATCGAGCCTACGCAGGTGGCTGAAATTGAAGGCGCGCCAGGAGTAGATGATATTCGCAAAATTGCTATGCCTGTGCCTTTTAATCAACCATCACCCGTATTATTTCAGTTATTAGGATGGTTGACCGACGCGGCTAAAGGCGTAGTGACTACATCAGAAGAAAAAATCGCTGATATTACTTCCAATGCCCCAGTAGGAACTACACAAGCTTTGATTGAGCAAGGCGCCGCGGTCTTTAGTTCTATTCATGCTAGAATGCATGATAGCCAGCGTCGAGTATTGAAGATTCTGGCTAGACTAAATAAGTGGTACTTGGATGAGCAGCGTAAGGGCGATGTAATTGCTGACTTGCCTATTACCAAGGAAGACTTTGCAACTAATTCGGATATTATTCCTGTGTCTGACCCGCATATTTTCGCGGAGACTCAGCGGTATGCGCAAATACAAACATTGGCAGCCCGGGCTGCCGCCAACCCAGACTTGTACAATAGATTGGCGGTTGAAAAGCGGATTTTAAAGCAGATTAAACTTCCAGAAATTAATGAAGTATTACCTGACCCAGCTAATGTAAAAGATATGAACCCAGCGCTTGAGAATGTGTCAATGACACTAGGAAAGCCCGTGGGTGCATTTCCACAGCAAGACCATATAGCACATATGATGGCTCATATGCAATACGCTGTGGACCCGATTTTTGGTTCTAATCCAATTGTAGCTCCTACCTTTGTGCCTGCTTTTCTTGAGCATACCAAGCAGCATTTAACCTTATGGTACTTAAACCACGCTGATGCGTATACAAGTGCAGCCTTAGGTAGACCTTTTAATGTGTTGAAAGTTGAGCCTATTATTCAAGAAGCGCAAAAACTGTTGTCCGCGTCCCTGCAACATGTACACGCAGACAGCAAAGAGCAATTGCAGCCTGTTGCTCAAACTATTCAGCAAATGCTTAGCATGCTACAGAAAATGCAGCAACAGCAGCCTCAAGCGCCTGTTGACCCCAATGTAATGGCGCAAGTTCAAGCATTAACGCAGACGTCAATGGCTGAAACACAGCGTAAGGCGCAAAAAGATCAGCAAGAATTGCAATTGAATAGCGCAAACTTACAGCAAAAAGCTCAAGAAGCTGATAAGAAATTGCAGGCCGACTTGGTGAAGAACACTGAGAACAATTTAACCGCAGAGAGAATTAAGTCCGCAGAGCTTTCAAAAGATGCTGCGCAATTGCAACATGAGCAGTTTAGGACTGTTCTAGATGCCCAGAACCAAGCTCAATCTAACTTAGGAGATACAAATGAGTGAGTTAATTAACATGCATAAAAGGATAGCAATGGGGGGTGAGCAAGAAGCCAACCATTTAAAAAAAGGCGGAGTTGCTAAGAAGCATCACTACGCAAAAGGTGGAGGCATAAAAGGGCCTGCTGAAATTTCACAACAAAAAGACGTGAATAAGATTGGGCCTTATACTGAAAAAGAGTCTCGTACATTAATCAATGATAGTTCACAAAAGCGTGCTTTGCCTAAGCCAACTGGCAAAATCGCTACAATGAAAAAAGGTGGCCACGCCAAAGGCGGAGTTGCTATTGTAATTGCGCCTATGCGCAAAGCCGCAGGTAGAGGTAGATAATGGAAGACGCAGCACTTTACATCGGCGAGAAAGCTAGAGGGCTTTCGAAAGAAGCGACCGCTGAACTTGTAAATCAAGTCAGAGATGGTAAAGATGCGCCTATGACGGATGAGATATATGGTAGAGCGCCTATAGCAAAATCGTTATTGCCTGAAATTTTGCCTGAATCGACGGGCGAAATCAATGGATCTATGACACCACTGCAAAGATTCATTAACATGTATCAGCCCAGTGAACTTGTGATGCGGAATAACTTCCGTAAACATCTGTTGCAGATCCTTGAAGAGTGGAAAGAGCAAGATGCAAATTAACACTCTAATTAGTCGTATTAAGCAACGTAGGCAAGAAATTGCAGCCGGTATGGTAGATGGTAATTGTGTTAACTTTGAAAGCTACCAGCGCTTAGTGGGTCAGAGTCTAGGATTGTTAGAAATCTTGGATTTTATTAATCAAACTTTAGCAGAGGAAGAAAAAGATGTCGAACGACGTTGAACAAACGCTTGAAGAAGCGTTTCCAATTGTAGATCCTTTAATGGCCCCTTACGGTGCTCGTGTGTTAGTTCAGTTGCGTGCTGTTAAGCAAAAAGTAACAGCATCTGGGATTTATATCCCTGAAGAAACGCAAGAAACTGAAAAGTGGAATACGATGATTGGTAAAATCATTGCAATTGGGCCACTTGCATTTAGAAAACGTGAATCAATGGAGCCATGGCCTGAAGGCGCTTGGGCACAAGTTGGTGAGTTTGTGCGTGTGCCTAAGTGGGGCGGTGATAGATGGGAGGTAGACTTTGTAGATGAAAAAGGCGCAAGCGGCAAATGTTTATTTACTTTCTTTAACGACCATGAGTTAATTGGCAAAGTGACAGGTGACCCACGCGATATTAAAGCGTTTATTTAAGTTTTGAAAGGAAACTAGTATGAACCCGACAGATAAGGCAGAAATGCAAATTGAAGAAGTGCAAGATGGCTCTGCCATTGTGCAACTTCCTGAAAATGTGGTAGCACCACAACAAAATACGCCCGCAGAAGACGCGGATGATGACTTCAATGATGGCGATGCACAAAATAATGTGCAAAATGACCCACAAGATGCTGATCGAGAGCAAATTCGAGAGGCTCGAAGAGAAGAAAGAAGGCTAAAAAAGCAACTTCACCGTGAAAAAGCCAAAGAATCTAATCATTTGATTAGCGCTTTAAAGAAACAGAACCAGCATTTGGCTGAAAGACTGTCAGTTATTGAGAAGAAGACTTCTGGTGCTGAACTTGCTCGTGTTGACAAGGCTATTGAAGACGCTGGCGTGCAAGTTGAGTACGCAAAAATGAAAATGCAAGAGTCTGTGTCATCCAGAGATGGCGCAGGTGTAACTAAAGCACAAGAGATGTGGTTTGAAGCTCAAAGACAGCTCGAATCGCTTCAAAATATAAAGAAACAAGCCGTTAAACCTCAAACGCAAGTTAATCAAAACTTACAAATACCAGATCCTATGGTGCAAAGGCATGTCGCCGACTGGATGGAAAGAAACCCATGGTATGACCCACATGGAAAAGATCTTGACTCAGAGATTACTCAAAGAATTGACAAAAAGTTAACAGACGAAGGCTATGACCCCGCGTCTGAGGACTATTGGGATGAACTTGACGATAGACTTGCAAAATATATGCCACACAAGGCAAATCGTGTGTATAATGATTCTACTACACGTACTTCAAGGCCCCGATCTGTGATGACAAGCTCAGGAAGAGAAACAACTGCTACTTTAAAGCCTAACGAGATGAGGATTAGTCCTGAACGCGTTACTGCTATGAAAGAAGCAGGCTTATGGGATAACCCAAAGCTTCGTCAAAAGGCTATTCAAAACTATGCCGCATGGGATCGTCAAAACAAACAAAGGGGTCAATAATGGATGAACGTTTAAAAAGAAACAATCGCGCTGGCCGCGAAAGTCGTGCTCTAGATGATGCACAACGTGAAGCGCCAGAAGAAAAATTTGTATCAGCTCAGGAACGTCGTAGGACATTCCGCTCGGAGTGGACGCAAGAAGCTTTGCCTTCTCCACCCCAAATACCAGGTTTCCACATATGCTGGTTATCTTCAAACAGTCAATATGATCCTATTCACAAGCGTATGCGACTGGGTTATGTACCCGTAAAACCTGAAGAAGTAAAAGGTTTTGAGCATTTAGTAGTGAAAGCAGGAGAACATGCTGGTTTCGTCGCCGTAAATGAAATGTTGCTATTTAAAATCCCACTTGACGTTTATCAAGAGTATATGGAGGAAGTCCACCATTATGCGCCTATGGATGAGCAAGATAAGATTAAAGTGCAGCAGGACATGTTACAACAACAGGCGCGCGATAGCTCCGGCAAACCATTGATTCAGCTTGAAGGTAATGGCATGAATTTTAATCAGTCAGTTCAAGCACCTGTCTTTTCATAGGTCTAACTAAGGAGTTTCTATGTCATCAACGTCTGCGCCGTTTGGCTTAAGACCTGCATTCTTTCCAACAGGTTTGGAACGTGCGCAGGTGTTGCAAAACGGTATTCCTTCTGGATATGCAAGCAATATCTTAAAAGGCCAACCTATTGTTTACGGTACAGCCGGAAACAGTGGTACAAATGGTACTATACAACCTGCACTGGTAACAGGAACTGTAACAGGTTCTTTTCAAGGTGTAGAGTTTACCGATACAACAGGCCGTCGCCGTGTATCTAACTATTGGCCCGCAAGTACAACTACTCAAACAGGTAGTGTAACTAATGCGTATTTCTATAATGATCAACAGATCATTTATGAAATTCAAGCTGATGGTTCAATGGCTCAAACATCTATTGGTGGTGAATACAACTTCACTAACATTACCGCAGGTTCAACAACTACAGGTTTGTCACAAGCAACTCTGGGTTCTGCAACTGCTGTAGGCAATGGATCACAAGGCCAAATGCGTGTTGTTGATCTATGTCAAAACGTAGACAACGCATGGGGGGATGCTTACACTATTGTTCGTGTCCAGATAGTTAACACACAATTCTTCGGTGCCTTCACCGCAGTAGTGTAATTAAGAAAGGATAAGCAATGGCAGCCCCAATGCGCAGTACGGACTTTAGATCGATTGTTGAACCAATTCTCAATGAATCTTTCGATGGAGTCTATGATCAACGTGCCGATGAATGGTCAACGGTTTTCCGTGAACAGCAAGGCATTCCACGCAATTACCATGAAGAGCCTGTATTATACGGGTTTGGTGCGGCACCTCAGTTACCTGATGGTTCACCCGTTACCTATCAACAAGGTGGTGTATTGTTCTTACAACGCTATGTTTACCAAGTCTTTGGTCTTGCTTTTGCATTGACTAAAGTATTGGTTGAAGATGGCGATCATATTCGTATCGGTCAAGTATATGCTAAGCATTTAGCACAATCATTGGTGGAAACCAAAGAATTGCTATGCGCTAACATTCTAAACCGGGCGTTTAATAGTTCATACACAGGCGGTGATGGTGTATCACTCACTAATACAGCACACCCAATTGCTAGTGGTTCATTTAGCAATCAGCTTTCAACAGCTGCTGCGTTAAGCCAAACATCACTTGAGCAGATGCTGATTCAGATTCGTCAAGCCGTTGACAACAATGGTAAGAAAATCCGTTTGCAGCCTCTTAAGTTGGTTGTTGCGCCTGGCAACGTATTTCAAGCCGAAGTATTGTTGAAGTCAGTACTAAGAACTGGTACAGCTAACAACGACATCAACCCAATTAAATCAATTGGTTTGTTGCCTGAAGGAGCTTCAGTAATTAGCCGCTTAACATCAGCTACAAACTGGTGGATACAAACAGACGCACCAGAAGGCTTAAAGCTTATGATGCGCCGTGTATTGGAAAAGACAATGGAAGGTGATTTTGAAACCGATAGCATGCGCTATAAGGCTACAGAACGCTACATTCCAAATTGGACTGATCCACGTTGCTTATACGGTACACCCGGAGCATAAATCCCGAGGGGGCTAATAACCCCCTCATTTTTTAATTAGTTGTCAACTTTTCATGGAGAAGACAAAATGCCACAATTTTCAGATGACCTTTTCTTAGGCTCCGCGCAATCTTTTGTAGGAACCAACGCCACTAGCAATCTTGGCAACCCATCACCTATGTCTTTAGGCTTTGGGCCTATGGGTCGCGTTTATCTATTTGATACTACTGCCGCAGTAGGTACAGTTGCAGCTGTGTTAGCAGCTAAAACGCCTACAGTAGCAACCACGTATAGTGGGTCGCAATTAGCAGCAGCTTCAACAACAGCAGGAACAACTCAAGTTGTTCGCACTGATGGTACAACTGTTGTTCAGTTTGACTATCCTCGCGCCGTAGCTTGTACAACGGCTTCTGGTAGCCCAACTAACTCGGTAATCACGATTACGGGTTATGACTATTACGGCAACGCTATGACTGAAATCATTCAGTCTGGTACAGTTCAGTCAACACAAACCAAAGGGCGCAAAGCGTTCTTCCAAGTTTACTCAATTGCTTTCTCAGCAGCAACTACAGTAGCCGTTTCAATCGACACGACAAACATTCTTGGATTGCCTGCGCGTATTAGTGATGAGGCTTATATCTTAAGCAATCGTTTTACAGGTTCTTTGTCAAATGACTCAGGCACTCTTGCCTATGGGTACTACAGCAATACAACCAATTACAACACACAAGCTGTTACGGGTTGGACCATTGCTTCACCTGGCGTATTAACTGTTGGTTACTCACCTGCAAGTGGAACAATCGTTCAGTTTACAGGCACTCCACCAACTGGTGTCAGCACTGGTACTAATTACTGGTGGACATATGTTTCCGGTACAACAGGTAAGCTTTCATCAAGTCAAGCAAATTACCTAGCAGGTACATTTGTAAACACTTCTGGTTCATACACAGCAAGTGCTTCCAACATGGTTCCCCAGTTGACTTCTACCTCAGTAACTCCTGATGTGCGTGGGACATATGCCCCAGGTGGTACATTAAATGGCGCAGCAAAGCTAGTTCTTACACTAGGCCTAACTGCAATTCAAGTTGGTCCTAACGCCACTGCAACCGGGTTGCTTGGTATTGCTCAAGCCTAATTAGGAGAAAATTATGGCAACAAAATTTGCTCGTGAACCCAAAGAAGCGACCACTGAGCCTACAGCTGATGAGGCGGGTGGTGGTATGAAACGTGGGGGCCATGCACATAAAAAGCATATGGCTATGGGGGGTAACCCTATGATGGCCATGCCAATGCGTCGCCCCGCTATGACAGCACGTCAACCTATGCTAATGCGTAAAAAAGGAGGTGAAGTTGAGTCGCCTAAAGAGCATAAAGCTGAAATGCATGAAATGCACAAAATTGAGAAAGAACTCAAGCATCACGAGCATGAGAAAGCATCTAAAGCTCATCATGGTCTTAAAAAAGGCGGTCATGCTAAAAAGCATATGAAACATGGTGGCATGTATGACCCTACACCAGGCGGTCTTTTAGAAGAAGGTAAGGCGCATAAGAAAGCCACTTCTGGTGCGCTGGAAGGGCCAGGGTATAAACACGGAGGCCATACTAAGAAACATCACATGGCTGAAGGAGGAACTATGCCAGTAGTTACTCAAGGAGGCGCACAGATGAAAAAAGGAGGTCATGCTAAGCATCACATGGCTAAAGGTGGTGAAGCATTAGCTGCTAAAGGCGACCGTTTTCAAACTGAAGGTACTTTAAAGCCTAAAATCAATGTAAAAGACAAAGTAGTAGGCGCTAAGCAAACTAAGTCTTTAAGCACAAAATCTGGTGGCATTGAAGGTGTAGGCTATAAGCATGGTGGCCATACTAAAAAGCATCACTATGCTAAAGGCGGTACCGTGTCTGATAGTGTGGCAAGCCGCTACGTAAACGACATGAAAGATGGTCAAAAGATGCCTACTAAGAAAGCTGGAACTGGTGAGATTCATCAAGCGCCTGCTGGGTATAAAAAAGGTGGGCATGTTAAGCACCACGCGCATGGCGGGCATGTAGAACACCATACGACATATGGGCATGGTGACCATGGGCATGCGCATATGCATAACCATGTGGCATCGCATCATCATGGGCATGATAAGATTGACGGGCACCCAATGAAAAAGGGCGGGCATGTTGGTCATCACACGAGTAAGGTTTCTACTCATAAAAAAGCTGGCGGTAAGTGCAACTACTAAGAGTCGGGGGGCTTCGGCCCCCACTTTATTGAGGAAAAATTAAATGTCTGAATTATCTGTTTACACAGGTCCAACGTCGAACACCGACAACCAATTACGTTTACAGCAAGCACAGCGTTCAGGCGCATATGATGCTGTAGACAAAATTCGAGTATCAACACCACAATCATTGATTGATACAGATTTTGAGTATGGTCAACAGCCGACCAAATGGGAACAGGTTTCTCTGCAAAACAACCGTCAATCGCTGTATTATTTGATTAATTCGGCACTTCCAGTATCAGCAATTACTGGAAACTTATCTAACAATTATCAGTTAACAATTACATTTAGTTCAAATGTCACTATTGCAACGGGTACACCATTCTTTATTGAAGACACTATTGACCCAAATGCTCAAGGTTGGGCATATGTGGTTGCAGGTGTAAGCGCAGGTACATCTATTACTGTTCAGGTTGCTAACCCAGTTACTACAGTTAACAATTATTCTGCTACAACAACATATTGCTACCAAGGCTACACCTATTCAAACTGTGGTATTGCTTTAACTGGTACTACAGCGTTTACATTTTCTGGTTCTACAGTTACTGTAACCACATCGTTCCCACATGGATTGTCAGCAAACTCAGCAATTTATATTACTGGTACGACTGGTCCGTCCACAGCAACTCAAATTAACGGCTCACAGACAGTAGCAACTACTCCAAGTGCTACAACATTTACGTTCACCAATGTCAATGGCACACCATCGACAACAATTGCTAATACAGCTGGTCAAAGTAATCTGTATGCTCGTCCTTCTGGATGGGTAGACACACACGCTTATGATGGTTCTGTTAACTTTACTGCGGGTGCCTCAGTGCCTAATCAGCAGTTGTTCCGCCAGACTCGTCGTTATTTCCGTTACCAGTCTGGTAAAGGCATTCAGTTTTCTACTGGAACAATCCTTAAGCCACAGATTGCGTTTACTACGTTGACATCTTCTGGAACAACAGTAACTGTAACAAGCAAGACACCACATAATTTGACAGTTAACACTTATGTCCAAGTTTTAGGTTTTGACCAGTCTGCTTACAACGGTATTTTTAAAATTGTTAGCGTACCTACAGCTTTGACATTTACGTATACAGCGTTATCAACGCCAAGTGCATCGCCTGCAACATCAACAGTACCTGCGATTCCTCACGTTAGCCCTTATTCATGGTATGGGTCAAGCAACAAGATTGGGTTCTTTGATAGTCAAAACGGCATTTTCTTTCAATTTGATGGTCAAACTCTGTATGCTGTATTGCGTAATAGCGTAAACCAGATTACTGGAACTGTAACAGCAACTCAAAACAGTTCTTTGGTGACTGGGTCTAGTACACAATTTACAACTCAGTTGGTTGTAGGTGACTATATTACGATTCGTGGTCAAACACATCGTGTCACAACCATAACTAGCGATACACAGTTGTATATAACTCCTGAATACAGAGGTGTAACTATTGCCAACGCATTGGTTTCACGTGTTGTTGAGGTAAAAGTTCCTCAATCGCAGTGGTGGGATGTATGTGATGGGTCAAACTCAGCTTCTAATCCATCAGGCTATAACCTAGACCTGACTAAAGTACAAATGTTCTACATGGACTATTCTTGGTACGGAGCGGGTGTGGCAAGGTTTGGTTTCCGAGCTACAAATGGTCAAATCATTTATGTATATGGCTTCCAAAATAATAACGTACAGTACCAAGCTTATATGCGTTCAGGCAACTTGCCTTCGCATTATGAACAAAATACTGTATTGCCATTGACAACAATTACAGCAAGTATTGGAACTACAGATACTACGATTAATGTATTGAGCACATCAGGGTTCAATCCCGCAGGCGGTACAGCACGTATTATCGGTAACGGTACATCTGGTGTAATTGAATACTTCACTTATACGGGTTTAACCACTACCAGTTTTACTGGAATTACACGTGGTACAACTGGTGGGTCTTCAGCTACTGCTTACACTTATTCAGCGACTGCGCCTATTGCAGTTGAGTACGCATCTGCTGATTCTGCGGCTCAGTTATCGCACTGGGGTTCATCAGTGGTTATGGACGGTGGGTTCACAAACGACGTGTCTGCAATCTACAACTACGGTATGACTTCAGCCGTGTCTACATCTAGTGCTACTGCTGTGCCAATCATGGCTATTCGTGTGGCTCCTTCTGTTGATAACGGTACTGTTGGAACATTGGGTGTTAAGGAAATTATCAACCGCTTGCAATTGCAAATGCGTGAGATTGCTATGTTGACCACCACAAGTTACTTGGTTCAGTTTATTCTGAATGGTGTAATTGGTGGGACAAGTGGGTTTACTTCTTTTGCTTCACCAACACAAAACAACACAAACACAACTTCAATTGTGCAAGTGGCAACAAACACCAATACGGCAACTACTATTACTGGTGGCGAGTCGATTGCGGCGTTCTTTACCAACACAGCAGGCCAGACCACTTTGGACTTGACTTCAGTTGCTCCATTCGGTAATTCTGCTTTGGGTGGTGGACTGTCAAATACTGTGCCAACAAGCCAAGCAGGAACATATCCTGATGGCCCTGATATTTTGTATGTGACGGTTAGCCAGATTGGTGGAAACGGAACAGCATTTGCTCGTTTGTCATGGCAAGAAAGTCAAGCTTAAAACTATGCCACTGATCAAATCTAAATCAAAAGAGGCGTTCAGCAAGAATGTTTCGGCAGAAGTTCATGCGGGAAAACCGCCTAAACAAGCAGTGGCCATTGCTTACTCTGTGAAAAGATCAGTAAAAAAGAAAGACGGCGGGTTATGGGATAATATTCATGCTAAGCAAGAAAGAATTAAGCATGGTTCGGGTGAGCACATGAGAAAACCTGGTAGTAAGGGCGCACCAACTGCTATGGATTTTAAAAACTCGCAGTCTAAAAAAATGAAAAGTGGCGGTGACCCTAAGCTTACAGTAAGCAAAGGGGATAAGTTGCCTACAAGCCGTGGGGCTGGGTTGACTCAAAAAGGTCGAGATAAGTTTAATCGCGCAACAGGTAGTCACCTTAAAGCCCCGCAAGCAAAAGGCGCCAGGCATAATTCTTTTTGCGCTCGTATGAGCGGTATGCCAGGCCCAATGAAAGATGATAAAGGTCAACCCACAAGAAAAGCTGCTTCATTGCGTAGATGGCATTGTAAGACAGGCGGCGCAGCTAAAAAATATGATATAAAAGGGTGGTAGTATGAGCACTAGTGGGACAGTTGGTACAACAGTTATTACTGTTCAAAATCTGATTGACAGTGGTGCTCGCCGTTGTGGTAAGTTGGCAGAAGAGCTAACTGTTGAACAAGTGCAAGCTTCAAAGCAAGCTCTTTACTTTTTACTTTCCAATCTGGTTAATAGAGGCATACAATACTGGTGTATTCAAAAAGTAGTGTATGGGTTGGTCCCTGATCAGTACATCAATTATTTACCCGTTGGGATGAATGACGTATTAAACGCCAATTATAGAACTGTTACGCAAAACACAACGGGTGGGTATAGCACTACAGGTACAAGCTCTTATGCCTTTGATGGGCAATATACTAATATCTGCCAATGCACAAATAACTCAAGCTCAATAGGAATTAATAATGGCACGGGCTCTCCTATTTACATGGGGACTGTGGGTATTCTTCCTGCAGTTACGGGCTCGGTTACAGTTTTACTGCAGTATTCTCAAGATGGGAGTAGTTGGACTACAATTTACGCGCCAGGCGCAACAAATTGGGTTTCTGGTATGTGGATTTACTATGATTTAGACCCATCGGCAACTGCGCCATATTGGAGAGTGTTGCAAACCGCAGGCGTAAATATGGGTGTTTATCAGGTTGTGTTTGGCTCAAACGCGACTGAGATTCCTTTAGCAAGATTAAATCGTGATGACTACACCAACTTGCCTAATAAGAATTTTGCAAGCTATAGGCCTTTGCAATATTGGTTTGACAGAACTATTCCGCAACCGGCTATGTATTTATGGCCTGCGCCTAATAATTACGCACCGCAGATTGTGGCCTGGTGCGCAAGATACGTGCAAGATGTAGGTTCTTTATCAGGCTCGCTTGAAATACCACAGCGATGGTATCTGGCCATTCAGAATATGTTGGCACAGCAAATGGCTCTTGAGTTGCCAAGTGTTGACCCAAATAGATATGCGATTGTGAAAGCTGAGGCCAATGAAACGTGGCTTCAAGCGGAGCAGGAAGAAAGAGACAAGTCGCCAATTTATTTTGCGCCTAACATTGCGCCTTACACAAGATGAGTAAGTGGTTAAATACTAGGGGCAACACGGTATTGTCGATTGCAATTTGTGATCGTTGTAAGATGAAGCGTGCTTATAGTGATATAAGTGAGGATAGAAATATACCTGGTTTAAGAGTTTGTAATGAAGGCTGCAATGATGAGAGAGACCCGTATAGATTGCCGGCAAGGCAGCCTGAAAAAATCTCAATTAGGTTTCCTAGGCCTGACCAAGATGTGGCTGAGCAAGACAGTGCGTTAACAACCGATCCTAATCAAGTTAACACAAATAATCCTGGGGCTGGTGAATGGGGCATAGCGCCTGAGACATCTCAGGATAAAATTGACGGTAACTTAGATAATTTGAGTCCTTAAGCATGGCAAATATAAGAATATCTCAACTACCTACCGCCTCAACTCTGACGGGGTACGAGTTAGTGCCTGTGGTTCAAAACGGGTTAACAGCCCAGACCACTGTTAATCAAATTGCAACAACGTATTCATTTACGCAAGGCTTTTTAACGGTAGGAAATTACTCAAGCACTTTGCCTCAATCACGTCAGATTGCGGCGGGCACAGGGCTTACAGGCACTGACGCAGGACCTGCAAGTACGTATACGTTGTTAATTACATCTACAGGCGTTACTGCGGGAACGTATACAAACGCAACTGTAACTGTGAATGCGCAAGGTCAGGTGACGTCTGCAACTAATGGGACAGCGCCTGTAACGTCAATTACTTTTGGTTCAACGGGCTTGGTGCCCAATACGGCTACCAGCGGTGCGGTAACGGTTTCAGGTGTTCTAGTCACCTCAAACGGGGGCACGGGGCTTTCAACTTGGACAGCGGGTCAAATTCCTTATTACGCATCCGGAACGGCTTTGAGCCAATTGTCTATAGGTACTGCAGGGCAAATACTAACAGTCAATTCAGGCGCTACTGCGCCGCAATGGTCAACTTTGTCTGGTGTGGCGGTTACGACATTTAGCGCAGGAACGACGGGTTTAACCCCTTCTTCGGCTACGTCCGGGGCGGTAACGCTGGCAGGAACATTAGCAGTTACCAATGGTGGTACTGGACTCAGTACTTTAACCGCAGGGTATATACCTTACGGAAATGGTACAAGTGCTTATTCCTCTAGTTCTGGATTTACTTTTGTTAGTAATGTTTTAACCACTCCTGTTTTA